GGCGCTTATTCCACGGCGATCACGCTGACGAACGGAACCGCTTCCATCATCGGCAACGGATCGATTGATATTAACTATTCCTTCAAGGTGAAATTCACCCTGTCGGATCAGTTCAATACCATCGAGAAAGTGCTCAATGTCGGTACTGCGGCCTTCACCGTTTTCTTCCGGCAGGGCGGCAACGGTGTCGCGATCGGTAAAGTCTCTGAACGGGCAAATGCTGTGGAGATCAATCCTGACTGGGATATCTACCATGGCAGTACTAAGCTGAACGGAACAGTCCCGATCTCCCGGGGCGGTACCGGCGGGACAACGGCTGCGGCAGCCCGGAGCAATCTGGGCGCTGTGAACAAAGCCGGGGATACGATGACAGGTAACCTGAACATTCAGGGAACCCTGTACCCGTCCATGCTGCTGAAGCCGACACAGTCTGGGCAAACCAACCAGACGGTCTTCGAGGGAAGCTATGTCGGAGCATCCTCCTTCGCCGCATGGGAAGACAACACCGGCAATAACCGCCGGATGCTGGAAGTCCGTACCAAGGCTTATGCGGCCAGTCTGGACAATGCGGTGATGGTCCGTGTCTGCGATGGCGGTACCTGGGGAAACTACCGGGTCTACCATGAAGGCATGGAGACAGTGATCCCGCTTTCCAAAGGCGGCACAGGTGGTACTTCCGCAGCGACAGCCCGGTCGAAAATCGGTGCCAACAATGCCAGCAACCTGACCACAGGCACACTGCCCGCGGCACGGCTGCCTTTCAAAATCCAGTATGGACAGACCAGCGTGACCGGTGTTGCGTGGACAACGGTTAGCCTGACAGCCGGGTTTACCGCAACCCCGACGATCATCGTGTCGTATGCTGGCAACCCAACCTCCAGCGGTATTGCGGTGCTGAAAACCGGCAGTGAATCCACGACCAGCTTCCAGGTCTGTATGGCAGGCTCCTCTGGTTCCGGCAGCCGGAAAGTGAACTGGATCGCGATCGGTACCTGATGAATTACCGCCTTGTCCACCCAGGGCGGTTTTTTCATATCAAAAAATAAGGAGGAACATCCAATGCGTGATTTTTCGATTGACCTGATCTGGGCAAAGATTCAGGTAGCCATCACCGCTGTGGGCGGATGGATTGGCTGGTTCTTGGGAGGTGTGGACGGTATGCTGATTGCCCTGATTGTGCTCATGGCGCTGGATTATCTCTCTGGCGTTATGTGCGCCATCGTGGATAAGAAACTGTCCAGCGCCATTGGCTTCAAAGGCATCTGCAAAAAGGTGCTAATCCTGATGCTGGTCGGTGTGGCAAACATCATCGACACACATGTGGTCGGCAGCGGGGCCGTCCTGCGGGGTGCCGTCATCTGCTTTTACCTGAGCAATGAAGGCCTGAGCCTACTGGAAAACGCCGCCTACCTGGGACTGCCTATACCTGACAAGCTCCGGGAGATCCTTGCCCAGCTGCACGAACGCTCCAAGAAGGAGGCCAAGCCGACCGATAAGGGCGAAGGTGGTCAGGATGCTTAATGTTCAGAAGCTGATTGCCTCTGTCGAAGAATGCCTCGGCTGGCCCTATGTCTCCCCGGGAACAAACGATTCCCGGGGAATTGACTGTTCCGGGCTGTTCGTGAAGGCATACCGGGATCAGGGAGCCAGCATTTATCACGGCAGCAACACGATCTACCGGAAGTACTGCTCTGAAAAGGGTAAACTGACGAATGTTTCCCAACTAAAGCCCGGTATGGCGGTATTCAAATGGAACGCTAACACCCCGGAGAAGTTTGATGACGGTCTCGGCGACTTCCAGCACATCGGCCTTGTCACCAGTGTGAACCCACTCCGGATCGTGCATGCTTCCTCTGCGGCAGGCTGTGTCACAACGGATGAGAAACTCGGGAAATGGGCTTACTGGGGCTGGCTGAAGGATGTGGCGAAGACAGACAGTCTGCCGCCCACTCCCGCAGAACCGACAGAAGGAGATGAAGAACCTATGGCTGAATTCGCCACTGTGATCGCGGACAGTGGTTCCACAGTGAACATGCGCACGAAGGCGAAGAGCACGGCTGCTCTGGTGGAGCGTGTACCCCTCGGTGCCCGGGTAGAGGTTCTGGGCACCTGCGGATCATGGACAAAGGTGAAGTTTGGTTCTCGGACCGGGTATATGATGTCACAGTTCCTGACTGCGGAAGAACCTCTGGAACCGGATGAGGATCTGACCATCGAGGAACGGGTCACTCGGCTGGAACGGCGTGTTGCTTTACTCGAAATGAAGGATGGTGCGGTCGGTTGACCGTCAAGCCCTGTGGAGTAATCCATGGGGCACTTTTTTTTATCCCAACATTGACGGGAAAAGTAGCGTCCGCTTATACTGTTTACACACTGTGCAGAAGGTGGTGGTCAGTACATATGCAGGTAAAGGAAAAGTTGGAACAAGCCAGAAAACTTGTACAAGACACAAAGAAATTGGGGAAACGTAGAGAGCAGCTGCTATCAGCTGGTTCCAATGTGGAAGAAATCGACGCAGAAATCAAACGGAATCAAGCTGAGTACCAAGATCTGTATAATTGTTTAACCCCACTGATCAATCTGCTATTTTGGGATGAGCAACGAGCTATTCTGAATAAGTTCTATCTTGAAGCGGCACCAATGTCGGAGATAGTTTCCGAGGTGATGAAGCTGCCGGTTGATTCAAGCTGCCTTAGCTTTGCTCAAGGCAGGAAACAAATGGCTGTCAGGGATCTCCAGAAAGCTGTTGACCGGCAAGAAAAAAAGTGAATTTATAAAACATGCCCTATGATAAATGGAGGATTGCACATGGATAAAGCAATTGTACAGCTTCCAGATTGGAAATCCGCAATAATCAACGGAGAAAAAGTTGATATTGGTGATGTAGAATCAATCCTTATCACTGGAGCAGAAGTCATTCCAGAGTTTTCATTTAGTGGTCTCCAGAACTTGAAACACGTTGAAATAGCTGATGATGTAAAGGAAACTAAGAGTCAGTGCTTTGAAAGATGCACCTCTCTTGAAACAATAGATTTCGGTAAAGGGCTGGAAAGTATCGGAAACTATTCATTTTATAATTGTGAGAAAATTGAAAAACTGAGAATACCTGGGAATGTCAAAACTATTGGCTACCAGTCATTTGGTGGGATGCTCAGCCTAAAGCACTTAATTATTGAAGAAGGTGTGGAAAGTATAGGCTATTTGACTTTCAATGGATGCCCAGAACTAGAAAGGATCGATTTGCCCAGTAAAAGCCTAAAGTATATTGGAGGATCGATATTCGAAGAATCAAAATGGCTGAGAAAAAACAAAGATGAGTTTGTGACTGTCTGTGGTATTTTAATTGATCATAAAAGGCAAAAGAATGTCGAACACATCATCATGCCGGATACCATAACGGGAATGATCCCTGGAGCTTTTGCACATGATTCGTTTAAGGAGATAGAAATTGGAAAAGGAATCAAGCGTATTTCTAACCTTGCCTTCCACGGATGCAGTTCACTTGAAAGTGTTATTATCCCTGATGGTGTCGAAGAACTTGGTGATCAAGTGTTTAAAAACTGCCCAAACTTAAGGCGGGTCGTTGTTCCTGATTCTCTGAAACGAGTTGGTGCATCCACGCTGAAGCCTGAATACCTACCAAACGCTCCTAAGAAAGGGTGCGTATATGCAGGGAAAGCAGTGATTGGTTGCGTTGGCAATCCCAAGCGTGTAGACATTAAAGCCGGAACGTTTTCCATTAGCCCAGGAGCTTTTGATCAAGCTTATAAACTGGAAACGATAGTTTTACCAGACTCAATCAGAGAGATAAAATGTTCATTCTTAGCTTGCAAATATCTTTCCTCGGTGGTTATACCCAAAGAAGTACCCACCGAATGTTTAATTGCGTTCGAAGGAGTAAAGACAATTAAGTTTTATACTTGGCCAGAATCAGAAGTCGCTCATTTTGCAAAAGAGAAAGAGATCTCTGTTGAATACCTGGATGCAGATATATCTCAAGAGGAATTGATCAAAAAAACAACAAGCAAAAGACAAACTAAAGAAGCCTATATGAAACCATCACCAGACAAATGGTTCCGGCGAACAGGGAATGCTTTAGCTGGCATTAGTAACGAGGGATTAAAGGAGATACGGAAAAATAATATCAAATCAATCACATTACCAACAGAAATAAATGGGCATAAGATCGAAAGGCTCGTGTTTGACTGCTTGTCCTTTTTGAAGGAAGTGCCCGAGGTCGAAGAACTGGTTATTCCCGGCGAATTAAAGATTCAAGGGCTCACCACAACCGAAGGTCGAGACTGTTGGGATTTTCCCAATACGGAGACTATAAAGCACTTGGTCTTTATAGGTAAAACAGTAATCAACTTCTACAGGTATAACAGGGTATTTGATGATAGCCTTGAATCCATTACAATTCAAGAAAGCGACCGATTTATAAGTTTAGATGGTGTAATATATTCTAAAGATGGCGACAGTTTGGTCCTTTATCCGAGAAGTAAGAAGGATAAGAAATTTATTGTTCCAAAATGCGTAACTACAATTTGGGGATCTGCGTTCCGAAATGTTAAATATCTTGAGGAATTAATTCTACCCGAAGGATTGAAAACCATATACAAAGATAACTTTAGGGATTGCAGTATAAAGACAATAGACAATCCTGCAGGTGTAAAGCAGAGCACGGTTTGATACTTCAAATGGTTCTGCTTCGTGAGGTTGGTATATTCCTGAAACATGATTGCTTGAAAGGAAGTAACATGGACAAGAATTCATTATTGTTATCTTTTTATGAAGGAAGAACAATAAATCAAGATGCTTTTAGTGCTTATTTCTCTCCGAACGGGTCAAGTAAAACTGAATACACACATGAAGTACTTGATAAGTATGATTCTGTAGCATATGAATTGATGGCTACAATAGAAGATGACATTGTAATTGGTGTTAGTGTTTTTAAGTCAGAAGATCATTTCGTTGGTCATGGTAGACCAGTGACCATTGAAAAAAGCCTTACTGCTTCTGAATGGAAATATGCCTACCAGGTTTTTGATGAATGTTTTCCGGATCAATCTGAAAATGAAGTAAATGAGGTCATTCAGAATGCTTTACAAAAGGGCGTCTCATATTCGGGCTATACCATAAGAAAAGAGTTAAAGAATGATCTGTTGTTTGAAACTGACGACAATAATACTACAAAGCTCCCCAAGAAACGCATATCTCAGGCAATCCATTATTCACACAGGAATTTGGACATATTGCTTAAACCGGAAACAACAATAAATTTCTCTTCTTGTTTGGGCAAAACTCCTTATGAGCCGTTGTTTGCAGTGCTTTCTGTGGTGAATGCTGAGGCGTATCCAAATTATGCTAGTCTTTTAGCCAAGTATCGTTTTGAAGAACTGATACGTGCAATAGAAGCAGGATCTGTAGAGCGGTGCACTTTGTATGAGGATGTCCTTAAAGATCCAAATTGCAGTATCTCCACTATTGGTAATGCTGTTTCACGGGCAGGCAATTCAGATATTGTTGCTTGGTTTTTCAAGCATGTTCCGGACAGTAGCTGTGTCCTAAATAATACATTGTATGCAGCGATAAATAATAATGACTTTGAAACAGTAAATTGCATCCTTAAAAAGCATCTGTTTGATTATTCGGAAGATTCTTGCTCGTATCATTCTCCAATGGGTGCTGCAAAGAATCATCCCGCATTTATTCCGCTATTGTTAGAATATGGGTTTGAATTATGGAATGATGAATACCTATCTACCCTAACACTGGATAAAATAAAGGACAGCCTGCAGTTTAATGTGCATCTCGGAGAGACTGTTATTGTCAGAATACTTTCTGAAAAGAGATACGATATTTTACAGATTGTTGAAGAATCCGTTCCCAAATACTGCGTAGGAGGAATCTTACTTTCAGCATATATCATCGGAAAAGATTTTGATAGATTTAAAAAAGGTGTGGAAAAAGGTTGGTTTTCTAATGAAAGCTCACTATTTGAGAAAGCTTACGAAGCAGGCGAATCGTGGGCAGATCTGTTGATACAGAGCGGATATGACGTAAATCAAGAGAATGGAAAAGAACTATCTAATGCATGCAGGGAACTAAAGGTGGATTTTGCAATATACTTGCTAAAAAATGGCGCAGATCCTTATTTACGAGGAGAGTACAGCAGCACAGATTTTGAATATGCTGCTGGTTATCATGGGTATCTTAATGATGAGCAAGAGAACGATCAGGAACGGTTGTGTAAGTATTTACTTGATATTGGTGTTGATCCAATTATGGAATCCACAAGAACACCAAGTATTTTCACATACTTGATGAATTTGTCATCTGAGTTCAAATTATACTTGGTTGATTGGCTTGGTAAACATAATAGAATAAATGCTTACGAATGCAAAGACGATCGAAACATATCGGAGCACAGCCTACTTTATAGCGTTTTAGATCCTTTTTCGCGTGACAAGTATGATTCCGCTGTTTTGAAAAAAATGCTCGATTATGGTGCTAAGGTTGACGTATCTGCCGACTCAGAAGACACGCTTTTTATACAGGCGTGTGCTGTATGCGATGTGGAGGAATTGAAACTATTCGTTAATCATGGAGCGAATATAAAAGAACTTGACAAAAGGAAACACACAAATGGACTTTATGACGCAGTGTGGCACAAGCGGCCCAGAGAAGTGATAGAATATTTGATTTCACTTGGCCTTGATGTTAACAATGCAAAACCTGAGAGCAGGGTAAAAACTAGTAGTTATTATGGCACGGAAAACGTTTATCCAGCAGAGTCAGTATTAGATATTGCACTTGAAAAAAGAGATCCAGAGACAATAGAATTATTGAAAGCTCATGGGGCTAAAACTGCTGCTGAAATGACGCAAGAAGCTTGACAGCTAACAGATGACAGATTAAAAAGCCTATGATTTTGTTACTGTCTTAACTGTTGTAGGAAGTTCATGCTTCCAATCCATTCCGATCGGGATTGGTGGGATCCATTTTACAATGGGTTTTCTTTCTGGGAACTGAGCTTGCCGGGGACCAGTCCAATATGTGTGCCAGTGCGCTGACCGTACATGAGGACGCGGGCTGGCGTGGGTACCAGGTTCTGCGCTCTCGTCACGCTGGTATCCGGTGCTTCCGTTCCTGTATTTCCGGATCACATTCGAAATTCTAACCCCTACATCCCAGACTCTTGGCTCTCCAGGCGCTCTGACGCCGCCGGAGAGCGTTTTTCTTTTCTGTGGATGTTCTATTTCCGGCATGTCAGGTTCATCGCTGCATAGATAAAACAGTAGCTGTAGCATTGATGTGAATGTGGCCTTGTATTCGTCACGGCTGCCTACGTACCGAACATGAACATTCGGGTTACCAAACATGCTGTCCACACGATCGACGCGGTCCATAGCATCCAGGATGCCGCCCTCCCCAAAGGGAAGAGCGACTGTTTTCGGCATCTCTCGTCCTTCAAGGAACATGGCAAATTGCAGGTCAACGCCCCTGCTGAACAAGTTGTAGTCCAGATGCGCGATGAACCCATACATTGGATGCCGCTCATAACTGAGTCCGGGGGTTTCAATGTATACCGCCCATTCCGGCAAATGGTATAGGCACTCCATCGGCAGATCTCCCGTGAGCGGCTGGCTGATCAGTGCCTGGTATATTTCCGGCGCGAAGCGGTACACCCCTTTGCTGCAGCGCCAGATGTAAGTGCTGCCCAGTGTCATGATTTCATCCATATGGCTCATGTAGAAGATTTCTCCGTAACGGTCTGTCAACAGCATGAACGGGAAAAGCGTCGGCATGATGCACCAATCCGGCACTCCTTGCATGAACTCTTTTACGCGGGCTCCGGAACCTAATAGGTTATCGGGATCTGCATATTGCTTTCGCAAATCAGTCCATATGTTTGGATACTTCCGATTCATGGCGCGAATCCATTTGTCCGGCGGGTATTGAGATAATTCTTTCCTTGCCATAGGCTGCCCTCCTTTCGGTCAGACAGCATCTATCACTCTGAACCCAAATAAAATCAAGGGATTCCTGACTTGCGTTTACCCTCCAGGAGAGGTAACATCCGACAAACAAAAAAACGCGTCAGGAGGGATGCCTATGAACCGGGAAGCAAAGATACTCAGGGAAAGAAGGAAAGAACTGGATATATCCCAACAGGCCCTGGCCACCGAAGTCGGTCTGGAGGTTCGTCAATACCAGCGCTTTGAATACGGGCAGCAGCTCATATCGCACGCAAATATGAAACTGGGCCTTCGAATCTGTGCGGCACTGGAACTTGATCCCTTTGAACTGGTCTTTGAAGATGGCGTGGATGTGGCTATGCCCAGGAAACAAAACAAATAATCCCTATCTCCCTGCCGGTACAGCGCTGTTGTATCGGCAGGCTTTTTTTTGTTTATGCACAGAAAACTTTATTTTCCGATTACCTCATAGGTGTCGTTGCGAGGCCCGGAAATCTATGGCTTCATAGTAAAGCCTTCTCTCACTTTTACAGAGACGTACATGTTTGGGGAGGCAGAAAGGAGGTACGGCACATGAACGATGTGCAAAAAGCTGCTGAGGCGCGGGCAGCCAAGCAGAGCAAGCCGATCGGTTCCAGCTTCGAAACTGAACGCCAGCGGGAAAAGCGTGCGCTCTTCAAACAAATTGAGGGCAGCAACGGGGTGAATATCCATAAGATCGCGGCTACAGCTTCTGCCTCTGAGGCGGACGAAAACAAGCCCCTGCGGGTTGCAGCTTACTGCCGGGTGTCAACGGACGATCTGGATCAGGCTCTTTCCATTGCCATGCAGATCAAGGTGTACAAAGAAAAGATTAAAAGCACGCCCAACTGGACGTATGTTGGTACATACGTGGATGATGGTTTCTCCGGAACGAATACGGATCATCGGCAGGGCTTCCAGAAACTGATGAAAGACTGCATGGATGGAAAGATCGATATGATCATCACCAAGGCAGTCTCCCGCTTTGCCCGAAACCTGCTGGACTGTATCAAATGGGTGGAAGCCCTGCAAAACCACGATCCGCCTGTTCGCGTTTTCTTTGAACAGGAGAACCTGGACACAATGTCACAGACCAGCGGAATTATCCTGTTTGTGCTGGCTATGGTTGCGGAAGAAGAAAGCCATATGAAGAGTGAGGCAATGCTGCTTTCTCTTGAATGGCGTTTCAGCAGAGGACGATTTCTGACACCTCGGCTTTTCGGCTTTGATAAGGTAGAGGTGCCGGATGGCTACGGTGGGCACAAAAAGATTCTTCAGATCAATGAATCTGAAGCGAACGTGGTCAGGTGGATGTATTCCGCACTGCTCTCAGGCATGACACCGGAAGAGATCGCGGGAATGCTTACTGATCTAGCTATCCCCACCGGCGGACGGAAGAAGGATGGATCGTTCAACACGCACTGGATAGATAATACAGTTATTTCGATTCTTCGAAATGAAAAGCACTGCGGTGATGTTCTTGCACGGAAAACGTACACAAAATCGTTCAAGGATCACAAGTCACGAAAGAATACCGGGCAGAAGAACAAATACTACCAGGCAAACCATCACGATGCGATTGTCAGCAGAACAACATGGAATGCCGCGCAACGTATCCTGAACAGCCGACGGTATGGGCATGAAGGTACATATCTTCCGATGCGAATTATCGATACTGGTTCACTGACAGGGTTCATTTCTATGAACCGCTCATGGGCTGGCTTTGATGCAGAGGATTATTACCGGGTCAGTCAAATTGCAATGGGCCTTATGGATGGAGAATTGAAAGCAGACCTGGAGCATGAATTTCTTCCAGAGAGTGGCCACAGAATAGGCGGTCTCATGGATGATCATGGAATCGCACAGATTGCCCGTGACCTGACCGCAGCAGAACAGGAGATGAAAAACGAATTGGAAGGCAAAAAGCGTGATGCAGAAAACGAAACCGAAAAGGAAGAGATTGTGAAAACCTTTCAGGTTGTTAGCGGCAATATGTTCTCTAAGGTCTATGAGCCGGTTGTCCGGATCACAATGTCGTCCATCACATTCAATAGAGCTTGTGTTAGCAAGATGCTGTGCAACTATGCCGAACTGCTTTTTAACCCAGTAGAACGGATGTTAGTAGTACGTCCCTGCACGGTAGATAATCCAAATGCGATTCCGTGGGATTCAAACAGCCGGGGTGCCAGTTCATTAAGCAAGGTGCTTTTCGCCACCATGGGCTGGGAGGAAGATTACTCATATCGTATCCCATGCCAGCCATTGGAAGGGCCAAATGAAGAAGTGGTGCTATTCTTCGATCTGGACAACTATGTAGGCCGTGCTATCAACAAAGCTGAAGAAGTTATTATTGCCCGAAAGCAGGTAGAGATGGAAACAGACAATACCGGCAAGAGTTATTTCTACCCGCCGGAGGACGATGAGGAACCGCAGGAAATCAAAGATATGGAGGAAAAGTTCCAGAAAGCGGTGGAGGTAAACAAGAGAATCTTTGGGATACCAGCCTTTGAGCACGAATCCAATGTCCGAGGCTTTTCACAGGGAGATACCTGGGACATGATGATCCCGGCCCGGCCACTGGACATCACGCATACGGTGGAAAGTGCTACTGTAGAGGATCTCTTTGATCAGATCCTGAACGATCCGCCAAAGATCCCGATAAAGAAAGACAGCTCCGTACTGAAAGCCAAAGTAGTATCTGATAGCAGCCGATGATCTCAGTGGTCATCGGACACTGTTTTTTTCAGGAGGTGTGAAGATGTACATATCAAAGAATCCGGCGAAGACAAGACCGCTCTCCGCTAATGTGAAACGGCTGATGCGTCTTTCCCGCGCTGCACCGAGAAACTCAGAAGTGACCCGGGAAACAAGACATTTCACTACGAAGGATCTTGCCTGCTGCGCGAAACAAGGAGAGCTGTTCATGGAAGCAGCATCCATGGGGTTTTCCATGGAGGAATTCGCACCGCTGTTTATGACAAGCCAAATGGCCGGTGTATTCGACGCCAGCTTCTCCAGTTCGGCAGTTATGGAAAATGAGAATCTATCCAATTTTTTACAGATTCCGGTTTTGCTGAAAAGTCCTGAACTGATTGTGGAATCACTGTACTGGATTGACGATATCATTTCCCGAGCCCAGGAAGGTGACAACAAAAGCCTGTTGATCACAGAAGCATATCGGGCAGAAAAGTTGAAATTGCCTCAGGCATTGGCAGAGCTTCCTGCTGAACAGAATCGGAATATTGCGGATCTGTCCTATGCCTATTGGCTTGGCTTCATTTATCGCTGCGAGTGCCTGCTGCATGAGGAATCCAGCCGGATGGTATATGGGGCTTTCACAGAGAAGATCATGCGAGCTGCTTACGACCGCCTGATGGCCAGCCCTCTTGCAGATGAAAACCTTGTGGACATTGCGGAAAATATCTGCTCCGACCTGGACAGACTCCTGGTAGAGAAGATCTGGCCAGCTGAAGAAAAACAGCAACAGCAGCGGCAGGCTGCAGAACTGAAACGGTAAAACGCGCATCAGTGGTCCAATGCGCTGAAAAAGGAGGAATTAAAAAATGGATCAGCAGTGGAACCAGCCTGGCTATCGTCCCGGCAACAACTACTTCGGCCCTAATGGTCAAGGGGCAGTACCAGGGAAAGTCGGGGGCTATCAGCGTCCGTATTCGGCACAGCAACCACCCCCTGTGAGCCCTGCTCAGCCACGACTTACCCGGGAAGAACAGATGGAAGCAAAGCGTCTGGCAGAGCAGGCAAAGTTTACTTTCGACGGATATCAGGTTGTACGCAGGGAGTTCATTTCCCACAATTTTGACCCTGCCATGACAATCAAGGGCAACAGCATCACGTTCAACAATTCCTGTATCAGCAAACTGGAAAACGCCACCTATGTGCAGTTCCTGATCAATCCGGAAGAGCAGCGTCTGCTGATTCGCCCCTGTGACGAAGGTGCCCGGGATGCGGTTCGGTGGTGTATTGTCCGGGAGGATAAGCGGAAGAGCCGCCAGATCACCTGTACCATCTTCATTGAAAAACTGAGGGAAATGATGGGCTGGGATGATCTGTATCGTTATCGCCTGCAGGGTATGCGAATCGACCATGACGGAGAACAACTGTACCTGTTTGACCTGAATTCCAAGGAATGCTTCCTGCCACAGAGCCGCGACCCGGAAACGGGAAAGCTCCGCAGGCCACGACCAATTCTCCCTGTTGAATGGCGCGATTCCTTTGGTATGGATGTCAGAGAACATGCTGCGTCCACACAGGTGGATCTTACACAAGGATATATCCCCACTGAAGTGATCACCGAAGAAGACAATGCACCTTTGATTACTGCGCAAATTGAATAATGGAGGCGAAAGCGATGAATTCTCTCCTTCTTACACTGAACCTGCAGGAGGATACCATCCTGCTGAACCAAGGTGTTCTGGATGTATTGGGCCACCCCCGGCAGGTACAGATTCTGATAAATGAAGAAATCGGTTCTCTGCTCTTGCGGGCATGCACGATAGACGACCTTCAGGCAGTTGTTGTCCCGGAAGAACATGTTATGCAGTTTGAAATCGGCGGGAGATCCCTGCTGAAAAAAATCCGGCGCATCACCGGATGGGTCAATGACGAACCGCGTATATGCAACGGTGAATATCTCCCGATGCATCAGGCGATCCGCTTTGACCTGATGAGTGCTGCGCCAACAGTCATTCCCAGCTAAGACGAGAGGAGGATACGGATGAATCGGGAACGATTATTTAAGCATCTGGAAGACCATTACATTCCAAAAAGAGAAATGATCAGCCGGATCCCCCTGGGAGTACAGCCCGATGAATTCTGGCAGGATGTACAGAACCGTAGGCGGGCCAGAAGCATCAGCCTGCAGCTCCATAATCCCAGGGGAATACCTTACTGGTACGTTGTTACAAACAAGATGATCGCGGCCAGCGAACGGATAGTTGACGAAATGATGGCCAACGAAACTGAATTTGATCCCTACAGGGACACACCGTCTGCTTCTTCATTGGAGGAGAGCTTCTTCACCAGCTATGTGGAAGGTTCGCAGATCACTATGCAGGATGCGATGGCATTCTTGCAGGGAGACCGGGAGCCACAGGAACCTGAGGAACAGATGATACTGAACAACCGGAATGCGCTAAGTTTTGCCGGAGCCAACCTTTTCAGGCCGGTGGATGAAGAGTACATCAAAACGCTGGCATACATTCTGACAGAAAACATTGATGGCGGCGGGCAAGAATACAGGATGTCTGATTATCTGGAGATCCCCTCCATGGTTGGACTTCCGTATGAGCTTCCCACAGCACTTACTCTTCCGGACAGGGTGCAGGAAATCTGTACGTTGCTGCACGATCCGGGTATTCATCCGCTGATCAAATCCGGTCTTGCACAGGCTTGGGTGTTAGTGACGCGCCCTTTCCCTGAAGGAAATGAGCGACTGGGCAGACTGCTTTCACAAGTAATCCTTTTCCGGGCAGGATACGTTTTCTTTTCGGAAGTCAGTCTATCCAACCTGATCGCCCGGTCCAGCTTTGCGTACTTCAACTCCATCGCCAACATCCTGCTCCCGGAAAACGGTGCGGATCTGACGTACTTCTTGGAATACTATATGGCACTGCTGGACCGGGCGGTAGCGGAACGGCATCTACGATTGACACAGTGGACGGAAGAAGAGCAAATCGCGGAACGTGAGATGGCGCAGCAACCTCTTGTCCAACAGCAGGTGCAGATGCAGATTGATACGTCCCAATTTGATGAGCCGCCATTTGAACCTGATGAACAGGGGGAATCGAAGCAGAGTAAAGGGGGTGATCAAACAACAACAATAGATAAAATCTTAATACGGAACAATATCGATATGCTGCTGAACAGCACCAGTGTTCGTCAGCGTGAATGTAGGGATTTGCTTTTACGGTACCTGGACGAGGGGAAAGCCACTTTTACTACCAGGGATTTCATGAGCGATATGCAGATGAGCGAAATGACAGCCAGCAATATGGTAGGAACACTTCGCATAAAGGGCATCATTGAAACTGTAGGGAAAGATGAAAGGAACGCAATCTATGGCTTCAGTACAGGAAAGCCGCCAGTGAAAGTTAAACGGCAGCCTCCTTCGATTGACCCTCAATGCTTCCGAACATTACTTGAAGAAATGTGCAGTCCCAATACCCAGCAAGGTAAGGTTTCTACTGTTTTGCTGGGGTTATGGGACGATGGCATTCAAACATTCCCTTACCGTCTTCTTCAGCAAAAGACAGGCATATCAGGTGATTCATTTCATAAGGTATGCTACATACTCAAGGAAAGAGGCTTTATCCGCCCGGTAGAATCTGATGATGGCGTTAAACATTATTCCTTTACAGTAAAAAATGACGAAAAGGCCCGGATGAAGGAAGCAAAGCGCATTGAATATACACATGAACTGATTGAAGCCATTCAATCGCTGGCACATTCCAGTAGTTCGCCGAAGGATCGGAGAATTGGGGAAGTGCTTACCTATTGCTTATCTGAAGGCGTTGTCAGAAGAAGCGTATACAACCAGTTTGGCAAGCCTGAAAGATGGAGTTACGACATGGGGTTGGCTGCCCGAATGGGGCTTGTCGAGAAAGAAGACAACCAGACCTATCGTATCCTTCAGAACATTAAGCCTGGGCCAGGTGAACTTTTGCCCGCACAAAAGGAAATGGCAACAACGCTATACCAGTCATTCGGGGAAGAATTCTTCTCCTCGGAAATGGTAATAGCGACGCTCGATTATTCCTCTGCGCACGTATGTGCGGCGCTTCATCAGTTCACACTGCTGAAAATCCTCCATTGCAGCAAGGAAAACAATAACACATACCAATTCATTGTTAACCCGACAGAAAACCCGGAATGCTTCGTAGAGGTCGCATGACAATGAAAAAGAAAGAAGAAAAATGAATGAGTACGAGTCGAAAAAAAGGCCCATCTTACATTAAATTAATTCTGAGCGCGAAGCCAGAAAATGAATGGGTAACTGATCCTGACATCATAAAAAATGCACCAATGGTCGTCCCGGAAGCTGATCGTGAGGACATTCTCCGGGGGGCACCAACCGCGTATATCAGTATTGATGAAAATGGAGAAAAAAGCTTTGAATATTGTTTCAACAAAGTGAATTTTGGATTGACGGAGTTCCAAAGAGAGCAGTTTGCTAGAGGTATTTTACATGCATTCCTGGAATTTCGCAAAGATCCTGAGAACATGCGGAAGCTCGAAGAAAAGATGAAGGAGAAGAAGGATTGCAAAGAGGGAGAAAATCCGTAAAGATGTACCTGTCTGCGACTGTGCACAGAGCCGGTAGAAACAACATGGTCCAATAAAGAACCTAGCATAAGTTTTTCATTTTCGATTTATAAAAACACTTGTTATTTGGGCGTAGATAGTCAAACGATCTAACGATTGGAGGACTATCTGATGACTTCTCAGGAAAAACTGAATATCAATCGACTTCGAAGTCAGGGAATGGGCTATAAGAGAATAGCCAAGACGCTCAAGTTACCAGAAAACACAGTCAAGTCATACTTCAAACGGAATCCTTTAGTTATGCCCGCCACGCCAGAATCCGGTGATGGCGGGCATTTTTGTTTGAACTGTGGTGTGCCTGTCTCACAAACGCCGGGTCGGAAAGAGAAGAAATTCTGCTCTGATGTTTGCCGGAATAAATGGTGGAACAGCCATATGGATCTGGTGAAGCGGAAGAGTTCCCGTAGCTTTACATGCCCAGTTTGCGGTACAGAGGTTGCCACTTATGGAACGGCAGGAAAGAAATACTGCTCCCATGCCTGTTACATCCGAGGACGGTTTGGGGGTGCGGAATGCGTATGAGCAATCAGGAGTTCCGCAATGAATACCTGTTTAGCGTCACTATGGGGCATGTCGGGAGAATGCTTGATAGAGGCCTGATTACAGAGGAAGAATACCAGAAGGTCAATTGCCAGATGAAGGAAAAATACAACCCCGTTTCAGACGGATTAATCTCGGAATCCGACTTGCAAACACGAAAAAACAGAGCAATCATGGGATCTGGAAAGGAGGCTGGAAGCCTTGAAAATAAAGAGGATTGAGCCTTTACAGCCCGTTGTTTCAGTTCGGAAGAAGGTCGCCGCCTACGCTCGGGTTTCAGTTAGCACCGATCAGCTGATGCATTCGCTTTCGGCCCAAATCAGCTACTACAGTGAACTGATCCAGCGCAACCCGGGATGGGAGTACGCGGGCGTGTATGCCGATGCTGGAATCACCGGTACGGATGCCAAGGTCAGGCCCAAGTTCCAGCAGCTGATCGCTGACTGCGAAGCCGGGAAGATTGATATTATCCTGACGAAGAGCATCAGCCGGTTTGCGCGGAACACGGTCGACCTGCTGTCAACAGTACGGCACCTGAAAGGGCTGGGTGTGGAGGTTCGTTTTGAAAAGGAGAACGTTAGTACGGCATCAGCTGATGGCGAAGTGATGCTCTCCATCCTCGCCAGCTTTGCTGAACAAGAGAGCATCAGCCTTTCACAGAACTTGAAGTGGTCAGTACGCAAACGGTATGAACAGGGCAAAGTCCATGCCCACTTGAAGCTCTACGGGTATCGTTGGGAAGGTGACGAACGAGTCATTATCCCGGAAGAAGCTGAAGTTGTTAAATTCATCTTTGCGGAGTATCTGGCAGGGAGGTCTTTTCGGGAGATTGCCGCTGACCTTGATGCCAAAGGGGTGAAGGGTGTGTACAACAAAGAGCATTTCTCGGATCAGGCAGTTCGCCGGATGATCAGCAATGAAGAGTACACTGGTTGTCAAATCTTACAGCGAAGCTATGCCCACAAGCCCCGGAAGGTGAAGATGAACAAGGGTGAGCTCCCTATGTACAGGATTGAGGATCATCATGAGGCAATCATCGAAAAGGAAATCTTTGATGCTGCCCAGCATATGAGGGAGGAGCGCGGAAAATTAAACCTGCATGAGCGACGGAAATACAGCCCCTGGTCAGGAATGATTCGTTGCGGTGAATGCGGTGGCAGGGTTGATATGCACAGTACCGGGAAGCGTCCATGGCGCTACTGGATCTGCAGCAATCGAAATGATACTTGCTTTAACAAGAATACCAACGATGAATCGATGCAAGCGGCTGTCGAGAGTGTTTTCGGCAAGGAACCAACAGCAAAAGAACTGAAACGGGAGGTCAGGCAAATCCTGATGTTCCGTGACAGGATTGAGATCCAGATGCAGAACGGGAGGAAGATCACATGGCAAAAACAGTAAGGGTTATTCCGGCAACCATCAACCGAGTTACTTTGGAGCCGATCAGTTCCACAGCAAAGCGGAAGGTCGCCGGGTATGCTCGGGTGTCGACAGACCTGGAAGAGCAGCAGTCCAGCTACGAAGCGCAGGTCAGCTACTACACCAACTACATCAAAAGCCGTGATGATTGGGAGTTCGTGGATGTGTATACCGACGAGGGTATCAGCGCCACCAGCACCAAGCATCGGGAGGGCTTTCAGCGGATGGTGGAGGATGCGCTGGATGGCAAGATCGACCTGATCGTTACCAAGTCGGTTAGCCGTTTTGCCCGGAACACAGTCGATTCCCTGAGCACCATTCGGATGTTGAAGGAGCATGGCACCGAGGTTTACTTTGAGAAGGAGAACATCTGGACATTCGACTCGAAGGGCGAATTGCTGCTAACAATCATGTCCAGTCTGGCACAGGAGGAAAGCCGAAGCATCTCCGAGAACGTCCGATGGGGACAACGGAAAAAAGCCGCTGATGGCAAGTATACGCTTCCATTCGAACGGTTCCTTGGCTATGACAAAGGCCCAGATGGCGCTCCGGTGATCAATGAAGAACAAGCCGTTATTGTCCGGCGTATCTACGGGCTGTATTTGCAGGGATACTCGGTACTGAAGATTGCCAAGATCCTGACAGCGGAAAAGATCCCAACGCCAGCGGGAAAAGCAAAATGGAGTGACCAGACAGTTCACAGCATCCTGACAAACGAAGTCTACATGGGAGATAAGATTCTCCAGAAGACCTACTCCCTGGATTTCCTACACAAGGAACGCATCAAGAACAAGGGCGAAGTGCCTATGTATCATATCGAGCAGGATCATGACGCGATTATCCCGCCCGCGACATTTCAGCGGGTTCAAGATGAAATGGAACGCCGCCGGAGCGGGCCGCATACGGGCGATACCATTTTTTCCGGGAAGATTTTCTGCGGCGATTGCGGGAAGTTTTACGGCCCCAAGGTCTGGCACAGCAACGACAAGTACCGGAAGGTTATCTGGCAGTGCGCTCACAAGTACCACGGGCAACGCACCTGCACAACGCCCCACATTTACGAGGACGGAATCAAGGAAGCGTTCATTCGGGTTTGCAACCAGCTAGGCGATGGCCGGGATGAAGTGGTTTCTAATCTCAGGGAGGTTCAGGCAATAATCGGTGGCACGGAGACGCTTGGAAAGCAGAAGGTCATCCTTCTCCGAGAACGGGATCACTATGCGGAGCTGCTGCAAAACCTGATTGACCAGAATGCTAGGGTGGCTCAGGATCAGAAAGCCTACTCGGAACAGTACGATGAGCTATACAAGCGGTACGCTTCGGCAGAAGCAGAACTCCAAGATCTGGAGAAATCCATCCAGAGCAAAGAGATGCGGCAGAGGCAGATCGCAGAGTTTATCGATGCGGTGGAGGCCCTGCCGGAGACAGTCAGTGAGTTTCAGAGCGACCTCTGGGCGACACTGGTGGATCATGTAACGGTGTACGGGAAAAAGGACGTCAGATTCACCATGACGAACGGAACGGAAATCCAAGCATAAAACGGCTGGAATCCTTGTGTCCTGCGGGTTTGCAGGACTTTATTGCTTTTAAGACGAATTGTATAAAGATAAGAGTTAGCTAACGCCTATTTCCAGATAACGGGAGGAAGGGTCAATGGGACTGTTTCAGAAGAAACAAGTTGTGCAGGTGAAGGTCGATCCTGCCATGATCGAAGCCCTAAAGGCATTCGTTGAACAGCAGAAGGCTCTTGATAAAGAAAAAAAAGAGAGTAGGCCACAAGGGAGTGGAATTCGTTACTCCCTTGCAGAACCTTCCTACTTCGGCGATACGATCCTTGACATGAAAAGGTTTATGAGCGATGCCCGTCAGGATACCGCCATGTTTGATTCGCCCGCTTTACAGAAGTCCTATCATGAATGGGAAAGAAAAGCTGCCACAAAAAAGACTTTCAGTTCGGAAGTCTTAAAAAAGCTGAATGAACTGCACATGAAGCCTGCGGAGTTTTACAAGGCTGTAGGTTTGGACAAACGAGTCTTTCATGCTTTGAAAAGCGATTATCTTTATACGCCGTCGAAGGCAACAGCAATTCGTTGTTGCCTGGGGCTGCGACTTAAATATGAGGAGGCAATCGAACTTCTTAAATTGGCGGGATACAGCTTCTCTCCAAGTAATTCGAAGGAGCTTGTGATTCGTTTCTGCATGGAAAACGAAGTGTACGATCTTCCGAGCATCAATTATATGCTTTTGGCCATGGGCGAAGAACCGATGGCATAAAGTCGTTTCAGAATAGACCTTTTTTTCTTCGCAAAAGGTAAACTTCCTAACGATAAATCTTGTTTCGGGAGGGAGAGCAGATGCCGAACTTTCTGGATAACTTTGGACTCGAGAGCTTCAACGAGGACGAAGATTCCTTGATGGGCTTGCTAGGACATGTGGTGAAGGAAGGTAAAGGAATCAACGGATATTACGGGATTCCATATCTAAACACGCACCTGGGCGATGTTCAGGTGATTGCGCGGATAAAGCGCAACGATGAAGGCAATTATGAATGCTGCGGTTTTGATACGCACTGTAAGGGCAGGAGTGTTTGGGATGTTCGGATTGTAGACGAGCTGAATCCACTCGACGATGATCCCCTTTGCAAGCGGCTGTTCTTGAAATCTGTGGACGGAGATTGTCCTTTCATTGCCAATATCGTGAACGCCGATGTTCTTCCGAGCTTTTCCAAAAATGAAATCATCAAGCTTCAGATGATTGCGTTCAGCGACAAAATCAATTTCTTTGAAAACGATGATGATTACAGAGCTACTGTCGATCCCGGACTTAACGGTGCGAAAATCACAATCGGTGATGATACCATTTTCCCTGCTGGTTTGTTTTCCAAAGATGAAAACCCCGCCGCCAAAGATATAGTACATATACATGGGACTGTTGATCAAGCGTTCTGGGGAAGGCTTGATCTGGGCCAGCCAGAAAATGAAGATTTACAGACTTTCATTATCTGCCGAGTAAAAACACACCAGTATGGGGACATTGAAATCGTTGAAAGCGCGGATGCTATTGATCCGGACAACTCCAAGCATATTCACCCTGGCGCTATAGCGGATTGCCTAGCGTATCTCAGTGGCGATCCTGCCATTTTTGAGCTGGATGAGGGAATTGTTAAGAATGCAGAAAACAATCTGAAGCTGGTGGCATATACTCTGGAAAAAGGTGATCCAGAACGCCTTCGTTCGGTTTTGGCGGATGGCTTCGTGTATCATTCCGAGAATGCCAATAAGCATATCGAAAGCATCGATGAATATATCGAACTGGTGAAGTATATTCACAAGGAAGGCACCCCTTGCCAGGCTTACCATGCGACTATTACAGAATATCAGGAAGGGAACCCAGAATATCCCGTTGGAACCAAATGTCTGGTTTTGAAGTACGAGGATGAAGAAGGCTACAACTCCATCGTATTCATAGATCAGGACGAATCCGGGAACATTATACGCATTCTAATCAGCAAGGACGCTCGTTATCGCTTCAAGGTCGATCTTCCACCATCTGATTCAGAAGAAGTCAGGGATGTGTTCTCTGGCGATCAGCCGTCAACAGAAGAAGCTATTTTTGCGAGAGCCGATATCTTCAGAGTATTTTCCCGGAATACCAGCCTTGATTTTGTGCAAAAGACTCTGGCAAAAAATAAGGATCGATTCATCGAGGAACTTTCTCCCATACTGAATAAAGCAGAGATTGAAAAAAGCGATTTCGGTACTGCTTTCTTCAAAGGAGTTGAACTCTCTAAAGTCACAGAATATGACGATGCGGAAGTTCATGAAATCGGAGAACTGTTCTACACAGACGCGCTTCACCATGTGAAAGGTGATAATCAGAAGGAAGTGTTCTCTGAAGCATTGCCATTCGTTATGACGCTTGGTTATCTGTATGAAGGCCGCGCAGATGATCACAGTCAGGAAGAACACGCAAAGTATCTCCGGATTGAAGAAATTAAGCATGCTTTTGCTGAACACATGATGAAGCATCGCGGTTACAGCGAGGAAGAAGCTGAAGTCGCTGTGCATGATTTCCCAGATCCGTACAGCAATCCATATCTCCGTGAGGAATTCATTGATACTGTCGAGGTTGATGGAATCGAGTATGAAAGAAACGCCGATTGTGTAGACCTTACAGTCTGTGGGATTGACAATGTCCCGAGGTTCTGCTTCTACACTCTTTACCGGGTTGATGATATTCCAAATCATAAAGTCGGTGAATACCGTGATGCCAGAAAACTATTCCAGACAGAAGATCTTGATCCGAACGACTTTCCATCTGAGGTTGAAGAGTAATGGATGCAAAGCACTACAATGAACTGATCGAGCTTTCTCAAGAGATCTATGATCAGGCGACGGATAAACTAACTAATTATTGCGCTGCAAAATACTGCGCTGTTGGCAACGACACGACTGAGCAACAGCTCGAAGATTACCTGTTTGTAGCGGAAGAGACCAGCGCATATCTTCTGGGCAATGCACTGGCGTTGTTGGCACCGGACTCGCAGGAGGCGGAGATAAAATCGTTCGTGGATGATTTGCGTCGGGTAATAGTGTGTGCCGCAAAGAAACTGGGCAGCGACCAGAAGCCCAACTGAACGGAGCTTAATATGTGCGATGAAAATGAAAGCATTCTGATAATAGTTGCTGAGGAAGCAGAAGAGTCCGGTGTGGATTATGCCGCAGAGTACTTGAAACAGACGGGCAAGGACTTTGAAACCGGCGAATATGTCACACAGTAATGGAGGCTACCATGGCTGCAGAAGAGGAAAAACGGAAGCATCGTTGCTGCTTTACCGGTCATCGTCCAGAGAAATTGAATGCCTCCGAGTGTGATGTGAAACACTGGTTGGAGGAACAAATCGATCAGGCGATTGCGGACGGGTTTGTTACATTTATCAGCGGATGCGCCATGGGCGTTGATATCTGGGCAGGTCAGATTGTGCTGGAAAAGAGAAAACAGAATCCGGAGCTTCATCTTATTGCAGCAACACCATGGCCCGGATTTTCTCGGCGCTGGGGTGTCGATTGGCAACAGCAGTACAGTGATCTTTTGCAAGGCGCGGACTTAGTAGTACCGGTCTGTAATCATTATCACAGAGGTGTGTTTCAGCAACGGAATGAGTGGATGGTTGATCGATCCAATCGGGTAATCGCTTACTACAATGGTTCCCCGGGAGGAACGCGAAACACGATAGAATATGCTGAAAGGAAAGGCGTAGAGTGTCGTGTCTTTAAAAATGAAATGGGAGAATTGACATGAGCGAAAAGAAACCCTGGAAGTATTGCGTAGTCGGGAATATTGTTCGAGAACGCATTGATGAGAACGGCATCTTCCGTCGTGGAACCGTTGCATTCAAGGGTGGAGCCAGAGTCTATATCGAGGGCAAAAACTATGATTATGATTACGTGAGAGACGGAATCACGGTTCTTGGCTTGAATCGCTACAGACGCTATGTATATGAATTTATCCCCAAGGATCTAATTGAGAACGTTCGTTTCGCACGGACATACAAACCGATAATTATGGATATGATGTATGAATATGAAGGTCATGACGGTTGGTGGGGAGATTCTGATGAGGACGGCTTGGATGCTAAACAGTTCGCTATCAACTGGCCAGAATTCCAGAAAATGAAAAGGCAACCTCATGCCGAGTCTGACCACAATTAAGGGGAGATGAAATACATGGGCTTATTCAGTAGATTCAAAAATAAAAGTTCGCAACAAAGCGAGGACATGATAATCACAAAGGCTTGTGGCATTGATCCTAAGAGGATAACCGTAGCAGATCACATTGTGTTCGGAATTGTCCATTTCCCGATTGGAATTAAGAAACACAATGAGTATTTATCGACGAATAAGTATCTCATGATTGATGAATCGCTAATTACTTTCAAGTTGGCGAAATATCGATTTGAACGGTATCTGTTTCTCCATCAATATTCCGATCATACGACCATGGAAACCGTTAAATCCCGTGTTCAGAAAGCATTGTCTGAACTGAATGGCGTTTCAATCGAAGCAGTCGTTGATCAATGGAGAAATCGTTCGAAACTGCTGAGTTTGGTTTATATCCGGGATGAGGAAAGACAGTACCCAGAATTCATAGAGAACGCTGTCAGGATATTAAAGCGGGATTATGGGTGCGATGCTTATAAGGAAATAAGTGCTGACGATCCTGAAGAAATATGGGATTTCATGAAGGATTCAATGCTCCGGATAGAAGTGCAATCCTTTATATCAAACTACGACTCGACCATAAAGAATGCAGTTGAAAGCATCGATCTTTCATAGAGAGGGGGCTGAAGCCATGCCATTACGTTTAGACAGTATTACCAATGACAGTCAGGATTCATCCTTGATTGCATGGATCCTGCAAAGCGGAACACAAGAGTGTGATTCAGCTTTCGCCACACCGGATAAAAAGTACATTCATATGAAAAGAAAGATTGTCGATCGTTCATCTGGCGATAAGATTGGAGAGTTAATCTTTACCTTGCAGAACACGGAAAAGCAGTTGGAAGTTCTGGACATTGATATTATTCTGGCAAACGAAACTGCTTCAAGAATCCGCTTTGAGACCTTAAAGGAACAGTCAGATTCCAATGAATACTATGAAGTTTCTACCACTGATCAGGACGCTCATCTTATCATTGAAACGGTGAACAGATTCACAGAACCTAAAAAACTGATTGACACTGAGCGGGATGTTCACATTTCAATGTTTCCCTTTCAGGTGAATCTATTTCAGGACATAGATGGATTCAACCAGTGGGCAGGGTTTTCTGCGCCGATTGAGGCCGGAGAAGGAACTGGATTATTTGTTCACGGCTTTTCAGAGCGTTTCTGTATGCCGGGCGGGCTGATGAGTGACAAAGAAAATGATAACGACTATTCGTTTGTAATTGGTAAGGTGGAATCATTCCGGGATGTTTCCCCAAACTTTGGAGATCACAAGATTCCCTTCGTATTAGCAATGGTGGACACCGCCCTCGGAGTGGTTCCTGTTGCAATGGGGCGAGACGTGTTCGATTTGAAGGAGCTCAAAGTCGGATGTGTTATTGCCATGAATGCGGTCGTTAAGGCAGATGTAGCAGCTCCGGGAGTTTATAGCAGATAAAAAGCATAGAGTTGTGCACAACAGTGCTAAGTACAAGCTAGCCATCATTCCTATAAGAATTAAACATACAAGTCCGTTGGTTCCTTTAGTAGACTATATTAAATTTGCTTGAAAAAGCAGGTGATGTAAAATGAAAGCAATTCAAACAGGCAGCAAATTCAAAATCTATGACGACAGCATCCGAAGCTATGATCAACTTCCAATTGCTACTTACGATATTGGTTATAACCAGCAGGAAGGCTGTTTCCTGATTTGCCGGAGCAATATTCGTGTAACTGAAAAGGCATATGGAGTACATACGGAGAAGCTTGAAAAGGTGCTCTCTTCGTTCAAACGCTTTTCCAGAAGCCTGGGAGTTATCCTCAGTGGCGATAAAGGTATCGGGAAATCCCTTTTTGCCAAGATGATCTGCGAAGCTGCGGTTCATGAGGATTATCCCGTTATTCTGGTTGATGCGAACTATCCTGGACTCGCAAGATTTCTTGAGTCAATTACCCAAGAATGTGTTGTGTTGTTTGATGAATTCGATAAGATATTTCGATCCAACGATGATAATGATGATCAGGCAGCGCTACTCAGTTTGTTTGACGGCACGACTGGCGGCAAGAAATTATTCATCGTGACCTGCAACGAACTGTACAGTCTGAACAGCTATATTGTTAACAGGCCGGGCCGTTTTCACTATCATTTCCGCTTTGATTACCCGACACCGGAAGATATCCGGGAGTACCTTCACGACAAGCTTCCGGAAGAGCAACACGGAGAGATCGAGAAGGTCGTGGATTTTTCTAGGAAAACAAGCCTCAACTACGACTGTCTGAGGGCTATCGCTTTTGAATTGAATAGTGGTGCTGACTTTGCCGCTGCCGTCATTGATCTGAATATCATGACAACGGAAGATGAGGAGTATGACGTATATCTTTATCTTGAAAACGGTGCCGTTCTGCAGCATCTGAGATTCAAAACAAATCTTTACGATGACGATGGCCTGATGGAGCGGATCTACTTCTACGATGAGGATGGGCATTATCAATTGACCGCCTACTGCAATAAGCGGTTAGCCAAGTATGACATGGTTAAGAACGCGATCTTGATTTCCGCGAAGGGCATCAAGATCCAGACGAACTCCGATGACGACGATGATGATGACGACAATGAGAACAGCAGTAACAAATACAGTAAGAGCAAACCTTTGTACATGACGTTCAAAAAGCGTGCAATGAAGAACCTGCATTATTTGATTTGAGACGAAACAGCCAATGCACCCCCTCTGCACCCCCTTGCACCCTCAAGGGGGTGCATTTTTGTCGTTGTATCGGATCCTCGAATTAAGGATTCAACGTCATGGAAAAGGAGAAGATGCTGTCCGTCGGCCGGGATCCGGAGACCTTCCTGAACAAGGGGATCCGGCTGCACTGCGACAAGGTGATCGACCGGAACGCCTATGTGGGCTTCCGGAAGGTCGGCTCCAGCGGCCTGTGCAACAATCCCAACGTCACCCGCTCCTCGGCGGGGACCGGCGTCGGCGGGCAGACGACCTGGCGCAGCAAGACCCCGGACGAAATCCTGGACGACATCAACACCGCGATCTCCGCGGTATGGGCCGCGAACGACTGCTCCTCCGACGCGCTGCCGAACCATATCCTGATTCCTGTGGAACAGTTCGGCATGCTGGTGACGAGGAAGGTATCGGACGACTCCGAACGGTCCATCCTGACGTATGTGCTGGAGAACAACATCGCGACCCGCCAGGGACGCGAGCTGATCATCTCCCCGTGCAAATGGTGCGGCGGCATCGGGACGGATTCCTCCGACCGGATGGTCGTCTACCAGAACCAGGTGGACCGGGTCTGCTTCAACCTGACCCAACCCCTGCGCCGGATGGAGACGGAATACGCGGAGATGCGCATCAAGATCCCGTACATCGCGCAGTTCTCCGAAGTGCGGTTTCTGTATCCTTCGACTATAAGATACATGGACGGAATCTGAGGAGGGAGAAAACATGCGTATACTGTCCCGCGTCTGCGCCGAGTTCCATGACAAAACCGGCGCAGTGCTTTTTACAGTTCATCCTGCCGACCGGTGCGTCTTCCTGGACGCTCCGGACAGCATCCGGCAGGATCCGCTGTTCCATATGCTGCTGAACGATGGCTCCCTGGAACTTCCGACAACGAGGGAGAAACAGAAGCAGCTGGAAAACGACCCGATGAAAAAAACCGGAAAGACGGGAAGCGCGAAGGAAGAGCCGGCAGAAACGGCTGAAATGCCCGCGCCGAAGGAAGCGGACGCTTCCGGCGCGAAGGCGAAGAAATGAGCGCGTTGACTCCCGAGTCTTTCCTGGCTTTTTATCCCCGGTTCTCCTTCTTTTCCCGGGGCGTTGTCCTGCCCGAGTACATCCGGCAGGCCAACGCCCGATTCGGGGATTTCGGGGAGGACACGGAGGAGGCAAGGCGGCTATTCACGGCGCATCAGCTGACACTGTATGCGGTCGGAATGCCGCCCGGGGATGCTGAACCCGCACCGGCGGCGATTGCAGCTGCCGGCCGCGGCGCAACGCAGCAGGTTTCCTCCAAAAAGGTCGGGGAGGTTTCCGTAACCTATGCGGAGACCTCCCCGGGTGATTCCGTTTCCACCGGACTGGGTGACCTGAAGGAAACCGTGTACGGGCGGCAACTGCTGAGCCTGATCCGGATCCATGGCTTTGCACGATATATATCATGATTGACGTTCATTCTTGCATGATGTTATACTTTCTTCAAAAGACAATAAAATTTCATATTGAAGGGAGTGCTTTTTGTGCAGGAAAAGGTTGCAGCATTTATTAGCAAATATGAGGATGAACAGAAAAAAAAGGAAGCAAAGTACCGTGAAGAAGTAATTTCTGCAGCAGGGCTTATTTCTGATGAGGCGGATTTCGTGGAAACGACTTTAGCAGATTACAATACATGGCATTATAACAATCCATCAATGTGCAAAATAGAAGACGGTAAGTATTATGTTAAAAAAACTATGCCACTAAGTCTCACAGAAGAAGAATTTGCAGCTGTGGAAAATGCTATGCCAAGAGATAAGCTGACTGAAATTAGGGCAAAGATTGATGGCATATCCACCGAAAAAGAAGGGAAAAGCTGGGCAGGAGGATTCCTGACGGTTATTGCAGGGATTCTTTGGATTGGAGGATTAATTATCGCGATTCTCGGGGCAAATGTAGAAAATGGTTGGCGTACAGAATTCAACTTCGAAATATTTATGTCGATTTTCATTATTTATTTCATAAGCGGTTGCTTTGCGCTATGTGCAGCAGAACTGTTCAAGAAGCTTCAAGAAATCATAAATCTCCTGAAAAGGAAATGATTTTTTCTGCGATTATTATTTCATGAAGCCCCGGAAGCCCTCGCGCAGCGTCTCCGGGCCCTCAAAAAACTGAAATCCATGAACGTAAAAGTCGGTCTGCCCGCGTCCGCGGGAGACCGGCTTCGTTTCATTCTCGCTGTGCAGGAGCACGGCTCACCGATGATGCGCATCCCGTCCCGGCCGGTCATCCGGCCCGCGCTGGCGAAGCCGGAGACCCGGTCCGCCATGGCCGCGGAAATGAAGAAGGTCGTGCAGGCCGCCTGGGAAGGGAACGACGACGCGGCCCGAAGCGCCCTGGAGGCTGCCGGACAGGCCGGCGCGGACGGGATCCGGGCGTATATCGACGCCGGGATCCCGCCGCCCAACAGCCCGGCCACGGTAAACGGCGGGTGGATCTATAACCGGGCGGCGAAGAAAGGCGTGTATATCCCCGGAAAGGGATTCAACAAGCCCCTGTTCGACACAGGGGCTTTGTATAAAGCGTTTGATTATGAGATTGAGGGCGGGTAATCAATGACTGCCGGCGGCGGATATTACGTCGATTAAAGCTGTTGCCGGTTGAATTCAGATATGCTTTTCAAGCAGCACAAGATCAATTCCGGGGATACCGTTAAAATCCGTCGGGACAATCGATATCTCCTGATATCCAAGCTGGCGGTACATTCTCCGGGCAGCCTGGTTTTTTGCGTTTGTATCGATTCTCAGCTCCGGCCATCCGTGTTCAGCCGCGTACTGTTCATAAAAGCGCACAAAGGCTGTTCCGTATCCTTTGCCGGCGGCGTACGGGGAAATGACCAGGGTATGGAGGACGCAGACCTGATCACCAGGCACACTGTGTTTCCACGGAGCGCTGTGATATACATCGACCTGGATCTGATTGATGAGTGCGGTTCCCAGAATACAGCCGCCGTCCTCCAGGACAAAAAGATCCCCCCGTTCCAGCGCTTTTTCAGCTGTTTCCCGAACCGGATAGATCTTCCTGATCCATCCGGTTGTACATTTTCCTTCTTCTTCGGCGGTATGGATTTCATCATAAATCCGGACAACGCTGTTCAGATCTGTCCCGGCTGCTTTTCTGATCGTCATAACAGGATCCTGCTTTCTTCCGGGTCGTTTCCCGGTACTTTTGATTATATCAGATACCCTCGAAAAGGAGCAGTTTTTTCATGGATATTTCTGCGGTTCTGACAGATCCTGAACTGGGCTTTACCGCCTTCTCCGTGCTGCGGACAACATACCGCCTGCAGGACGGGATTCCGGTTCCATCGGAGGAGACGCTGCCGGCATCCGGTTGTGTCCATCCCGGGACTCCGGAGATGGTCCAGCTGCTGCCGGAGGAGGAACGGCATGAGGAGTTCATTTCGGTTTATACTGACTTTGCCCTGAACCTCGGGGAAAACGGCGGGGGAGAAACGTATAGCACGCCGGACCGGATCCTCTGGAACGGGGAGACCTGGCGAGTGGTACGGGTTCGGGACTGGTCCATGTTCGGGTATCATCAGGGGCTGGCGGTGAAGATGCATGAATGAAACGATCTACCGGGCACTCTGCGCCTGCTTGGGGCTGCAGTCTTCCTCCATGCAGGCGCCTGTCCTGATCCGCGAAGCGTACCGTGAACCGGAGAACGCGCCCCGGCCGCCCCGGAGCGCGGATGTGGTTTATTACTCCATTGCGCCGGATCCCGCCGCCCGGGAAGCGCCTCCTGCATATATGGAGGAGAATGCTTTCCGGGATTCCCATATTCCGGCGGTTTCTCTCTTTTCCGCATGGACCCTGACTGTGGTCTGCTACGGTCCGCATGCCCTCAGCAACGCCCGGAAGATCCGGGCCTTCCTGTATGTGGATGGTCCGGGATTCCCGCGGAGCATATTGCGAAAAGCCGGGATCCGGCCGGTGCCGGACCCGCCGGAACCGATGCTGCTGCATGAGCCGGAAGGATCCCTCTGGCGGACGCGGGCAGACCTGACGGTCTCCCTGCGTGCGGAGGAAAAGGAAACGCACCCCGTGCAAAGGGGTGCGGTCTCTGTTCCACCTGTGATAAGTATCAGTACAGATGAGCGTTAGGATTTAAGAGCGCCCTTGAAACTTCCACAATTTATACATGCCTTTGATGTGAAAGGGTTAACTTTTCCACAACTTGGACAGGTCCAGAAATTCTTTGGCTTGACATTGACAATTCGAGCAGGAGCTGGCTTTTCTTTATGCTCGTTTTCAAGCAAGGAACGTATTTGTTGGTTGTCTTCTACAAGCTGGCCAAATCCATACAGGACAACAGATAAAATCCAGGAAGCAACAGAACCGATGATCATAATAAGAAGGCCTGTGATGAGCGCGGTGGTTTGCTCAACTGAGCTATAGGAGTTGGAAGCTGCCATCATCAGAATAATACCATAGATTACTGATGCGATGATGCCAACCCAGCATACAACTTTTGCTAGGGATTTAATCTTTGCTCCAACGTTATTGAACATACGGGAACCTCCTTATTCGGTTTTGTTGATACAAGCTTTTTCGACAATGATCTTATATTTTCCTTTTTCAGAATAAAGGCGGAAAGGACAGATTTTTCATGCTTTCCATCAATACCATTGCTCGCGTTTTGGTTAATGTCCAGCGTTCCGCAACGCAGCCAACTTCCTTTGATACCGGCCTGCTGCTGGTAAAGGATGATTCCTTTGCCGCTTCCAGGCGCCTGAAGTCCTATGCCAGTTCCGCGGAAGCGGCCGCCGGGCTGACCGCGGACGGCTTTGACGATTCCACGGAAGCATACAAGGCCGCGCAGAAATACTTCGCGGCTTCCCCGGCGCCCGGGCGGCTGCTGGTGTCCTGCTATCCGGCGGCCGAGAGCCCGGTGCAGGCACTGGACGCCGTGCTGGAAAGGACGCCGGATTTCTACGGTGTTGCCCTGGCGGACGCCCGGACGGACGCGGAACTGCTGGCGCTGGATACGCACATCGCCGGACTGGAGAAGCCGGCGATGCTGTTCCTGGCGCTGACGGGGACGCCCGCGGAGGTGACGGCGGCCGACAGCTTGCTGGATCAACTTCATACCGCCGGCTCCCGGCGGGTGATTGCCGTCTGTGCTTCCGCACTGTCGGACGCGGCGGCGGTGATGGGCACGGCCATGGGCCTGCAGGCGGCGCATGCCGCTTCCGCCTTCTCCCTGTGCTACAAACCCGTCGGGGGCATGCAGCCGTCCTCCCTGACGCAGGATCAGGCGGACGCCATTCAGGCACTGGGCGGAAATGTGTATGTGACCCGGGGATATTCCCATATCCTGCTGGAAAAAGGAAGCACCCCGTCGGGCTGGCGCTACGACGAGGTGCTGTACCTGGATATGATCGCCGAGGATCTGCAGAACGCGGCGGTCTCCCTGCTGGCGGAGAACCCGGACCGGCTGCCGCAGACGGATGACGCGTCCGCGCAGTTCATGAACGCGTTCAGTTCAGTGCTGATAGGCTATACGAACCGGGGGATCCTGGCCACGGCCCCATGGAGGGGTTCCGCCGTCGGCTGCTTCTCCGCCGGGGACTATATCGAGAACGGGTTTGCCCTGTGGGCGGACAGCTACGACAACCAGAGCGAAGCGGACCGGGCGGCACACAGGGCGGTCCCGATCCAGTGCGCACTGACATTGGCGGGCAGCTTGGAATCCGTTGTGATTACGGTGAACGTGCGGGTATAAGGGAAGTAAATGGCTTTCTACTGTTTGGAACTGAATCTCAGCATTTTTCCCTGCAATGTTCGGCTATCCATTCATTCAACAATTTTCGCGGGATGAGAATTTTCTTTCCAATGCGAAGCGTTGGAAAATCTGCCCGGTGTATCAGTTGGTAAGCAGATGTTCGAGAAATGGATAATTCATCAGCTAGATCATTGATGGTAAGCGTCTGCTTTTGAGGTTGCCCTTCGCTGTGCGGGAGAAAGGTTATAACTGGTGCGCTTTCTTCTTCGGCAAGTCTGTCTGCCAGGTCGAGAAGTTGACGGGCTATAGAGTTAAGTTCCTTTGCTATTTCCTGATTTTTCCCCATGCTTTTGACCTCTTTTCAAAAATAAAAAATTTGGTTGTTATTGTAACTCCTGATGGATTTATCTTATCAGGAACAGCCTGATTGAAAAAGGAGATCATGCTTTATGGCGTATAACGTTTACTCTCTCCCGGACTGCCGGACGGTGCTGTACCATCCGGATGTGGGCACGGCGAACCTGCATCAGTGCGGCCACGGAAAAATCACGGTCTCCGCGGCGGGGGACCTGACGTCCCATACCATGACCGCGGACGGGTATGTGGTGGTGAACCGGCTGAAGAGTACCAGCGGGACGGTCACCATCGAGGTCCCGCAGAATTCGGTCGGGGACTGGTTCCTGCGCCGGTGGGCAAGGTGGCAGAAAAACAGTAAGGATCCCTCGCGCATCGCGCTCGGGACCCTGACGATCCAGGACTCAGCCGGAGGTTTTTCCATTGTCTGCACCGGGGTGACGCTGCAGAAGGTGCCGGACCGGGTGTTTGACCGGACGGCCACCAACCTAGTCTATACCCTGCTGGCCGCGACGATTGCGGAGCAATGAAAAGAGGTTCATGATTCTCATGAATTAAGTAAGGGCTTATAATCGTATAGGAAATGCACTTCAATCAGCCAGATTGAAGCGCATTAATGCGGGGAACATATTTTTTTAGGAAAAGTTAGTTGGCTTACAGCAATTAGTCAATTGAACAAACTCGACTTCAGATCGATCCACATGGCTGGCCGAATCATACTATATATACGATCATAGTCTAGCTCAGCCCGGGAACCATCATAATCTACATTCATAGCAGAGTTGTGATATTCTCCAGGAGAACGGAGCCACCACATTCCTGCTTCTTTATTATCGAGATTTTGATATGGTTCGTATCCATGCCAGGCGTTGTGTTCAATTGCATAATCTGTTGGAGCGCACATACGACTAATATTGTTGGCAAAGTACAGATCGTAAGCTTCGTGGTAACTCAATAAAAACAAGTGATCTTCTGTATCATTGCTACTGGTTGCATTATAGTACATATATCCTTGGATATCTGCATTGCTCACATATGACAATAGAATGGCATTTTTCTCTTTTTCCGTAAAAGCCATATCAAAGAATAATTCGTTAAGCCATTTTCTGATCATGCTATCTTCCCAAGTTATGTCTTTTTCTGTAAAGGGATTAAAGGCCATAGCATCTAGACCATACCGGCTGATTAATAAGCTTTTTTCTCCTTTTGTATCAAGGACTATCCATTCGATCATTTCTTTGCCGTTATCTTCATCAGTGTCTTGTTCATATGAACCGAAGGAAACTATATTTCCTATTTTCTTGAAAGGAGTTGAGTCGATTTTTTTCTGTGATTCACTATCACGATTAACATTGCGCTTTATTAATTCCGCCTGTATTTTTTCTATTTCTGCTAATAACTCATCATCAGTCAGCGAAGAGTAATCTACGGCATGTGAAAAAATTGGAATACAAATAATTATACAAACAAGCATGTAAATCAGGGGCTTTTTCATTAGTATTAGTTCCTCCTTCTGATTTGATCACAGTTTACTTTTATTAATTATACCATATCCGAAGAAAAAGATATATGAGGTGCCGTATGCGTGAAATTGAAAAAACCATTTCCATCCCCGTGGACGGAAAGCCCTCAGACTTTCGGCTGACGAAGCTGGACGCCTTTTCCGGAGCGTCCTTGCTGCGGATGCTGTCCGGGATGCCGAAGGATCCTGGGGATGATTCCGTCATGGGTTTCATCACTTCTCTTTCCGAAACGGATCTCCGGTCTCTCATGATCACCTGTCTGCAGCACTGCGAAGTGCTGCTGCCGGCAGGCTGGATGCCGGTGATGACCCGGGGAGAATGGACATATCCGGAGCTGGAGCATGATACCGCGGTCTGCCTGAAGCTGACGATCGAGGAGGTGCTCTGGACGCTGGAAGGTTTTTTCGGCGGGGGAGGCTCGACCTCCCTGCCAGAGATCCCGGGTTCGTGACGGCGGAATGCCCGAATCTTGACGAATTCCTTTTCCTGCCGGTCTCTGCCGGGATGTGGAAGCAGCATGAGCTCTGGGATGGAACCTACACCCTGGACGACCTGCTGGACGCGGCGGAATTAATCCGTGTGAAGCATGAGAACGAATGGAGAGCGAGGGAGGCGATGAACCACGGCTGATCAGGAGTTTCTCGCTTCTTTCGGGGTGGAGATCGACGAGTCCGGCCTGGACAAACTGCAGAAGGCACTGGTACAGAACCGTACGCTGGCGGAGGAGCTGGCTTCCGCTTTCGAAACAGCGCGCAATGCTGTCGGGGAGTTCTTCCGGCAGCTTTCGGCTTCCACGCTGCCTACCGGGGAACTGAGTCCCTACCAGCGGCTGATGGAGCTCTCCGAAAAGGGGATCTCCTTTTCCATGGACCTGGACGTTTCCGGGGCGGAGGAGAAGCTGGATGATTATTTTCTGCGGGTACAACAGATGTTCGACACAGCGGTCTTTCCGCTGAACGCGGATGCTTCCGCAGTGCTGGCTGCCGGGCGGGATGCCCTGGCGCAGCTGCAGGCTTTATATGGTTCCGCCCGGCTGACCGTGAATGCTTCGGTGAACGTACAGGGCGGTTCCGGGCTAACCGGGAGCGGAGGCGGCGGAGGAGCGGGATCGGCTTCCCTGATGAAATCCGCCGCGGGCGGCCGGTTTTCCGCCCCTGCGGTGACGGAGATCGCGGAGGACGGAGATCCGGAGTATGTGATCCCGGTGAAGAAAGAATCCATCGCGGTCCCGCTGCTGCGGCAGCTGATCGGGGAGCTGTCCGATTCCGCCCGGGAAACGTTGCAGGCGGGATTCGCCGGGAAGGAACAGGGCGACGCTCTGTCCGGCCTGCCGGACCTGCTGGCGTCGGCTCCGTCCGCCGCCGCGCCGGTGATCACGCAGAACACGCATTCCTCCGTGGAGGCTCCGGTGAGCATCCAGGTAACCGCCGCCGGGAGTGACCCGGAAGCGGTGGGAAGGTCGATCTACGATGTGGCGGAGCAGTACCTGCTCCGGACGCTGAAGGGGGCGCAGGCCCCGGTGGGGCCTGCGTTATAAGTAACAAAAGGGGATTGGCAACACATGGGTTCTTCTGTTCAGGTCCGTCTCCCTTCCTATGGGTATACATATACCTTTACCGGGGTGCTGTCGATTAAACATGAGTATTCGTTGAAGCTCCAGACAGATTCTAATTCTGCTGGTGGGTCAGACTACATCAACGGCGCCAGAAATCAGCCGGACAAGGTGATCCTGTCCGTCATGGAAACGGATATCGGGCACCAGTCCGGCTGGGCAAACCGGATGCTGCAGGCGCTGGAAAGCATCAAACGGAACAGGATCCTGTGCACGGTGGTGACATCGGCACTGACGTACACCGGGATGCTGCTGTCCGGCCTCAGCGTGACGGAGGACGATAAGAATCAGTTCGGATGGCAGGGGATGCTGACTTTTTCTCAGTATAAACCGACAGCCGCCGTGAAGAAAACGAATGATAATTCTTCCGCGGCTACGCATACAGGTTCCTCCGGGCAGGCGCAGGCGGTGACCGGGGACGTGCTGAAGCAGATGCTGATCCGTGCAGGAGTTGGTTAAGTGTATTATGTACTGCCTTTGACGGAAGATTCCCGCCAGATTTTTACGCTGGATTTGACGATTGACGGAGATCCGTTTCATGCCCGTGTGGAGATCCGGTACATGCCAGCGCCGGTCTGTTGGGTGATTTCCATCTGGGATGATTCTTCCGGGGACTTACTGATTAACCAGATCCCGTTGATCTGTTCCTATGGGGAAGTGAATGATCTTCTCCGGCCATTCCGGTATATTCGGGATGGGCGGGGAATGGGATCGCTCTTCGTGATCCGGGACACCGATGAACCGTCCACGCCGGATCCGGCAAAAGGGAATCTGACCGAGTTTAATATTCTGTGGGGAGATACATATGGGGGAACCTGATCGCCGGCTCACGGTCCTTGCGGACGGTGAGCCTTTTGCTTCAGAAAATCGCTTTCGTTTATCCGGAACGATGCGGATCGGATTGTTTCCGTCCCTGTTTATGCTACAGTGCTGGAATCTGTCTGATCCGGACGTATTCCGGCTGCAGAATACGAAGGAACTATCCGTCATGCGGGATGATTCCTGTTTGGCCTATGGACAGGTGTCGGATGTGTTCTGCCGGACGGTTCCGGAGGGAACGGTCACAACGGCAGCTTTCTCCCTTGGACTGGGCTTATGGGAGGCTTCTGTATCCGTATCGGTTCCGGCCGGAGCTACCGTTTCGGAGACCGTGCGCAGGCTGCTTTCCGCTTCCGGTACCGGGATCCAGTTGCTGTCCTTCCCCGGAACCGACCCTGTCTTTTCCCGGGGGCAGGCCTTCTGCGACCGGGCGGCGGACGCGATTGCCGCTGTGATGTCTGCTGCATCCGCGCGTGCTTATCTGGTTCCGGCCGGCTTATGCGTGATCCCGGCGGAGCCTCTGCCGGCAACGCTGCACCTGACGGATCGGGACCTGACGGACCGTCCCGCTTTTGCGGACGGTGGACGGAAGATGATCCTGTCCACGACGGTGACGGGGTTCCAGCCGGGGGAAGAGATGACCCTGGCCTGGGAAGGGAAGATGTATTCCGGCCTGATCCTGGAACGGATGGTAGAAGCGGATACGGCGATGGGACCATGGAGTACCCAGATGCTCATCGAATTGCATTGAGGAGGTTTTTTGATGTCAGAGGTCATGTATCTTTCTCCGGAAGAACGGGAAGCACTGAAGCAGGAGGTCTTTTCCTCCCTGCACTGCGCCTTACCGGGCACGGTAGTTTCCTTTGATCCTTCCACCCAGACAGCTGAGATTCAACCGGCTGTAAAGATCGGGTCCCGGATGTTTCCGGTGCTGCCGGATGTGCCGGTTTTTTTCCCGGGCTCCAGGGAGAACGCGATTACCTGGCTGGTATCCGCCGGGGACGAATGCCTGGTGATCCTGGCGGACGTGGATATCGACGCCTGGTTTGAAAGCGGTGAAGCCTCTGTGCCACAGTCGGCGCGAAAGCATTCCCTGTCAGATGCGTTTGCCTTTGTGGGCTTCCGCAGCCGGCCGAACTCGCTGGACACGTTCCCGGAACAGGCGTCCCTTTTTCCGCATGATCACGATGACCGGTACTATACGGAAACGGAGACGGATGAAAAACTGGCAAGGAAATCCGATGCGGATCATGTTCATGATGCCGGGGATATTACATCCGGTACGCTGCCTGTGGCCCGGGGCGGGACAGGAAATACCGGGACCGGATCGACCACGACGATTCAAAGTATCGCCACGGCGGCAGCGGACTGCGAGATCACCACGGCGCAGTACGCGTACTGGGGGAAAATGGCTATGGTCCGCCTGGTGGTGAAGAAAACCGGCGCAGTCACCTCCGGGACAACGACGCTGTGCACCCTGGCTGCGGGGAAACGGCCGAAGTATACGGCGCCGGCACAGTGGCGCTGGAACAACGGCGGGCAGATCACGACCGCAGGCGCAGTACAGGTGAACGGCGCAATTCCTGCCAATACGTCTATCACGATATACGCGACGTATATCCTGGCATAAAAGGGAGAAGGAACGTCGGGGACGGTCCTGCGGTTCCGCAGCGGCGGAACGGAGAGAACCGTCCCCTTGTTCCGGCGACCAGGGAGGTGCACGCTATAACACTTCGTTCTGTGGATTCATCCGGAGATGTTCTGCCTGTGCTGTCTTCCCGGGATATGATCTCCGGCCCGGAGGCTGCAGCGCAGCTGGTTCAGTACCGGCTGTCCCTGCTGCAGGGGAAATGGTGGGAATATCCGGAAGATGGGTTTTTCATTCTGGAGGAGATGCGGTCGGGCCGGATCACGGATGCGGACGCGGCTTCGCTGGCTTCCCGGATCACTGCTTATATCCGGGAGACGGACAGTGTGCAGGATGTGGAGAATGTAAGGTTTTCAACAGATCGAAGAAGGTTTTCCTATTCCTGCGAAATAAGGACCGGGGAGGGGAAGAAGGACATTGTATTTTCCGCCGTATATTGACGCTTCCGGGATCCATATGCCGACGTATGAGGACCGGCTGCAGGATTTATGCTCCGCCTACCGCCTGATCTTTGGCCAGGAAGCGGAACTTACACCGGAGGTGCCGGATTACCAGCTGCTTTCTGTTTTTGCGAAGGCGCTGGACGATACGTCCGCGCTGGTGCTGCAGGCATACAACAGCCGGAACCCGGCGTATGCCGCCGGCCAGGCGCTGGATCTGCTGCTGCCGCAGTACGGCATTACGCGGCAGGCGGGAGAAACAGACGCGGAGGTGAGGAAACGGATGAACGCGGCGACAGCCGCCAGGGGGTCTTTTTCCATGGACGCAATGGAAGCGGCTATCCGGCAGGTGCCGGGGGTAACGCAGGTCCTGATCCGCGTGAATGAAGAAGATACCGAAGTGGACGGGATCCCGGGGCACACGATCGCGGTCTATGTGAATAACGGCGATCTGGATCTGATCGCGGACGCCATTTGGAGGAAGAAGCCGCCGGGCATCGGGACGTCCGGAACGAAAAGCCGGACAGTCACGGATGAACGGGGGAATCTTCATACAGTCCGGCTTTCCAGACCAGTGCCGGTCGGGATCGGCTTCCTGGTTATGCTTCGGAACTATGACGGGTTTGACGAAGCGGCTGTGACAGCAATGATCAAGGAGACTCTTTACAATTATACCAATGCGCTGGAAATCGGGGCTTCAATTACTGTTCCGCAGCTGTACGGCCTGATCTACCAGGCGGTAGGTGGTTATGCATCTACCTTCGCCATTACGGATCTGGCCTGTACCGGAGCGCATGGCGCGGAACGGGAAAAACTGGTGCCCGAATGGAACACGAAGCTGACGGTGCCGTCCCTGGATGATGTGGCGGTGATGGTGGACTGATGAATCCGGCTGATTATCTTTCCCTGTTTCCTGCATATGCCCGTAATAAGCCTCGGTTCGTCGCGCTCGCGGAAGCAGTGCTCCGGCAGGTGACAGATCTGATGTCCCTGGTGCCGCAGACGGCATCCGGGTTTTCTTTTGCCTCAGCGGAGGGGAAACAGCTTGATGAACTGGGAACGTCCATCGGGTTTATCCGACAGGAAGGCTGGGACGATGAAACCTATCGCAGAGTATTGCTGAAGAAGCTGAAGCTGTTCACCTGGAACGGGACGAACGAAAGGACTTTTGACTTCGTGGAGGAAAGGGAAACCTTTGTTGATAACGGTGACGGGACGGTGACGGCGCGGACAGACGTGCCGCTGCCGGCCGGAGAAATAATGCCTGTGCCGATGGGCATAAAGGTTGTGGAACCGGGGGAGGAGTGACGGAACGTCGGGGACGGTTCTGCGGTTCCGCGTTCGCGGAACGGAGAGAACCGTCCCCTTGTTCCCGCGCGTTCGCGGAACGGAGAGAACCGTCCCCTTGTTCCCGCGCGTTCGCGGAACGGAGAGAACCGTCCCCTTGTTCCGCTGCTGGCAGTGACCGGAAAGGAGAAAAGAAATCATGATTGACGGAAAGAAACTGGGAATCGTCGGCTTTGAAAAGCTCGGGACTCCATATACAGAGATGGATTGCCAGGCGTTCATTGAGTGGTGTCTCTGGCAGTGCGGACTGAAGAAAGACCTGGCCGGGAGTAATGCCTGGTACCGGGAAGTGCTGAAGAACGGTACCATGATGACGCCGGAAGAGTGTGTGAAACAGTTAGGGAAGGTTCCTGCGGGTGCCTTCCTTTTCATTCATGCATTCGACGGCGGGGAAGAGAAACGGGGATACCATGATGGACTGGGAAATGCCAGCCATATAGGGATCGTCACAGGAAAAGGCGAAGGGGCAATCCATTCGTCCTCCTCCCGGGGGTGCGTGGCGGAGAGCAGCTTCCGGGGGAAGAGCATCCGCGGCGGATGGAACCGGGTGGGACTGTGGAACCAGGTGAGGTATGAGTATGGGGATGAAGGGGAAGCGGAACGGGGAGAGAACCGTATCCGCAATCTCAATCGTCGCGACTCCCCACAGGGGAGCTCGCTCGTTTCGATTGACCTCACCACCGACGAAACTCCCGCCACTGGCGGTCATCAGTGGTTCGCCCTTTGTTCCGCGTCGTCTTGTTCTGCTGTGCTGCGGAAAGGAGACCGGGGAGAAGCTGTGCGGGAGATGCAGGAAGCGCTGATGAACAGGGGTTATGACCTGGGCAAATGGGGCGCAGACGGGATCTTCGGGAAGCAGACGCTGAAGGCGGTGAAAGCGTTCCAGAGGGACTGCGGACTGAAGGTTGATGGCATCTGCGGACCGCTGACATTCGGAAAACTATACGGGGAGGGATGAGAGTGGATTGGGCAACGATCCTGGTTGCGGTGATCACGGCGGGATTCGCGTTCCTGGGCGTGTACGTGAGCAACCGGAAACAGGCAGCGCTGGTGGCATACCGGCTGGAAAAACTGGAAGCCAAGGTGGACAAGCACAACAGCGTCGTCGAGCGGATGTACCGGCTGGAAAGCCGGATGGAAGTCATTGAAAAGGTACAGAAAGAAAGGAGCAATGCAAAATGAAAATCAACTGGAAGAACTGGGGTAAGGCGGCACTGATCCGGGCGGTACGGACCTTTGCGGAGGCGGCGCTGGCGTATATCGGAACGGGAGCAGTGGTGCTGGGCGACGTGAACTGGATGGCGACGCTGAGCGCGGGCTGCTTCGGGTTCCTGACGGCAATGCTGCTGGCACTGACGGGTTTGCCCGAAGCGGAAGCAGAGGGTGAAAAGTAAAGCGGGGAAAAGACATGGAAGAAGAACAGCTGGACCAGCCGGAAGAAACCGGCGAAGAGGATCTGCCCGAAGCGGAGATGCTGGACGGGCTGGACGAGCTCGCCCGGGAGGAAGGCGGGGCGGAAGCGATGGACTGCCTGATGGAGGCCTGCGGAGAGCTGGTGCGGGAGATGAGCTCGGAGGAGCGGCGGCAGTACTGCGCGGACATGGAGGCGGCGAAGACCGAAGCCGGGCGGAAAGCGCTGGGCCGGGCCTTCAACGCGGTGGCGGGCGCGGGACGGAAGCGGGCGCCGGAGGGCCGCGAACTGGGAGAAAGGATCATGGCGGAGCGTAGCGCGAACGCGGGCCGGAAAGAATGAAAAAGGACGGATCAGGATGAGGGAAAGGATCACGGGGCTGTTCATCCCGGCGGAGTGCCTGCCGGGGATGGACGGATACACCAACGCGGCGGCGGGGCTCGGGGAAGCGTCCCCGCTGACCGCCGCGGCGACCTTCGTGCGGAGCGGACTGAGCCGGGACACCGAAAAGCTGACGGCGGCGTACCGGGGGAACTACATCGCGAAGCGGATCATCGACGGGCCCAGCGAGGACGCGACGCGGGAATGGTACACGCTGAGCGTGCCCTCGATGGGCGAGGAGGACCTGCGGCAGCTGAAAAAGCTGGAGGCGAAGCACAGCGTGAAGCAGGAGATCACGGACGCGATCCGGTGGGCCCGGCTGTACGGAGGGAGCATCGCCATCATGATCACGTACGGGGACCAGGACCGGATGGACACCCGGCTGGATCCGAAGCGCCTGCGGCCGGGATGCTTCATGGGGCTACTGGTGGTGGACATGACGCAGGAGATCACGCCGAGCCTGGAGATGGAGGACGACCTGGACGACCCGGAATACGGCCTGCCGGAATACTACGAGGTATCCGTCGCCGGGAAGCAGGGGGAGAACCGGCGGATGAAGATCCACCATTCGCGGGTGCTGCGCTTCACGGGGCGGGAGCTGCCGCGGGAGGAGATGATCCGGAACGATTACTGGGGCGCGAGCGAACTGGAGCACGTATGGGACGCGCTGATCCGGCACGACTCCGGCAGCGAGAATACCGCCAGGATGACGTACATGAGCAACCTGGTGACGCTGAAGATGGGGAGCCTGGGGGCGGACCTGGCGTACGGATCGGACCGGACGAAGGAAAGCGCGATCCGCGCCGTGGAGGAAGAAAACCGGCTGCGGAGCAGCTATGGTACGCAGCTGCTGAGCGAGGGGGACTCGATGGAGACCCACCCGTACAACTTCGGCGGGCTGGCGGAGATCCTGGATATCTTCATGATGGACGTGGCCGGGGCGGCGGAGATGCCGTGCACGAAGATCTTCGGGCGGTCGCCACAGGGGATGAACGCCACGGGACGGTCGGACGAGAAGAACTACAGCGACATGGTGGGCCGTCTGCAGGAGCGGATCCTGCGCCCGGCACTGGAAAAGCTGCTGCCGGTGATGGCGGTGAGCTGCTGGGGAATGATCCCGGAGGACATGGAGATCCGCTTCAATCCCCTGGTGACGATGAGTCCGGGGGAGCGGGCGGAACTGGCCCGGCAGGCGGCAGAGGAGATCCGCATCCTGCTGGAATGCGGGGTGATCACGGCGGAAGAGGCGCGGGAAAAGATCAAAGCGCCGGAGACCGGCGGAAACGGCTGGGGGACGATCCTGTGAAAGGGACGGGGAAGATCATCCGGTGGTTCCTGGAGCATCCGGACGAGCTGGGGCGGCGGGTCGGATTCAAAGACCTGACGCCGATGCACGGAGAATGGATCCGGGAGATGGTGAACGGGAGCGGGGACTACACCCTGCAGGCGCACCGGGGGAGCTACAAAAGCAGCTGCCTGGCGGTGGCGATCGCGATGCTGATCGTGCTGCGGCCGACAAAGAACATCATCTTTCTGCGGAAGACGGACAACGACGTGGCGGAGATGCTGGGGATGGTCGGAAAGATCCTGAGGCAGGAGATCATGGGCGACCTGGCGGCGATGTGCTACGGGCGGCCGCTGATGATCACGGGAGAAAGCGCGAGCCACCTGAGCACGAACCTGTGGCAGAGCCCGATGGGCGCGCCGCAGCTGTTCGGCCTGGGGATCCGGAGCAGCATCACGGGGAAGCACGCGTGGTACGTGATCACGGACGACATCTGCAACAAGGACGACCGGGAGAGCCGGGCGGAACGGGAGCGGACGAAGACCCAGTACGACGAGCTGCAGAACATCCGGAACAAGGGCGGGCGGATCATCAACCTGGGGACACCGTGGCACAAGCAGGACGTCTTCACGAAGATGCCCAACATCCACCGGTACGACTGCTACACGACGGGACTGATCACAAAGGAGCAGCTGGCGCAGCTGCGGCAGAGCATGGCGCCGAGCCTGTTCGCGGCGAACTACGAGCTGAAGCACATCGCGAGCACGGAGGTGATCTTCGACACGGCGCCGCGGTTCACGGACGACGCGGGGAAACTGCGGGACGGGCTGGCCCACGTGGACGCGGCGTACGGCGGCGGGGACTGCACGGCGTTCACCTGCGGACGGCGGGACCGGGACGGGGAGACGATCTACCTGTACGGCAAGCTGTGGCACAAGCCGGTGGACCGGGTGATCGGCGAGATCATCGACGAGAGCCGGCGGCTGATGTGCGAACCGATCAAATGCGAACGGAACGGCGACAGGGGATTCCTGGAGCGGGAGCTGCGGGAGCGCGGGGCATATGCCAGCGGATACGACGAGCGGATGAACAAGTTCGTCAAGATCGCGACGTACCTGAAGAAATGGTGGCCGAAGATCGTGTTCCTGGAAGGGACGGATCCGGAATATATCGATCAGATCCTGGACTACACGGAGAACGCGGAACACGACGACGCGCCGGACAGCGCGGCGTGCGTTTGCAGGATCCTGGAGCGCGGATATCACTGAGAAAGGAGAGCGAGGCATGAACAGGAACGATAAAAAGCAGGGAAACCGGATCCGGGAGCAGACGGGACAGGAATACCTGGACCTGCTGCCCGGGGCGATGGACGCCCTGAAGGACATCATCGGCAATCCGGAGAGCAACCCGGCCGCCCGGGTGCAGGCGATCGGCCTGTTGATGGACCGCGGACTGGGGAAACCGGAGGAGACCATCCGGATCCGGCATATGGAGGACAACATGGAACAGGCGCAGGCGCGGATGGAAGAGATCTTCGCGCTGGTGCGGGAGAAAAAGGACGGGGAGCCGGGGGCGGAAGGCTGAAAAGTTGTCAGGAGAACCGTCCCCCTGACAACCCCTGACAACCCCTGACAACCCCTGACAACCTGAAGTTTCCCTCGAAAAAAGTTTCCCTCAGAAAGGAGGAAAAAGCGAATGATGAACCAGGATCCGGTGAAGATTCCGGAGATACCGGGAAGAATTTCAAGCATGAAAAAGGACGGAACGGAATACATACGGTACCTGGCAGGACGGAAATACAATGCGGACCGGAAGTACAATGAGCCAGAATGGATCGTGATCGGCCGGAGGAGCGAGACAATGCCGGGACTGATGTACCCGAATGACAACTATGAACAGCTTTTCGGAGACGAGAGCGATGAAAGCGCCATGACGGCGGAAGAGACCGAGTTCACACGGAAAAAGGAACTGTACGCGCTGTACGAGCCTTTTTTCGAAGCGCTGTACTATGAATTCCGGCAGCAGACGCGGCGGAGCCCGGACAGCCGCGTGAATGAATACAAGGCGGAAAGCCTGAACCGGGTGCTGGAACCGCTGAAGGAGATAATGGAAGGAGAGGACTACGCGGAACTGCTGGGGCTGATCGGGACAGGCGAAGACGGGATGAGTTACGGCGACGCGATGATGCTGCTGACCCAGTACAGAAGCGCGCTGGCGAAATTCCGCCGGAAGTGA